CGTGCAGATCTGTCCCGCTCACAGCACCCTCACGGAAGCCGACTGCCCTGCCTGCACGCGGGACTTCCTTGGCCTCCTCGGCGCCAACGCCCTCGTGCACATCCGACCGCCCGGCATCCTCGACGACCGCGACCTGCCCCTGCCGACCGGCCCGACATGCGGCGGGATGAACCACGACAGCGCTGGAAACGAGGTCGTCTGCGAGCGCCCCGAACGCCACGAGGGTGACTGTGACGACGGCACTGGCCTCATGTGGGACCACGACGAAACCTGCGGCTGCTTCGACAGCCCCGCCGCCTGACCGCCCGACACGACAGGATGAACCCCATGCAGATCTGGTACGACCGCCAGGGCCAGCCCCTCGACAGCGCCGCCGCGAACCAGCTCCTCGGCGACATGCAGTACGCCCGCGTCGCCCGCACCCGGATCACCTCGACGACCGTCCCCGAAATCGAGTGGGACGTGTCCACGGTCTGGCTCGGCGCCAACTACAACTTCACCAGCGACGGGCCGCCGATCATCTTCGAGACCATGGTGTTCGGCTCCGGCGACGGCGACCAGTACATGCAGCGGTACGCCACCGAGGAGCAGGCGCGCGCCGGACATGCCGAGACCGTGACGCTCGTGGCCGCGACCGTGCCGGACGAGGAGATCACCGAACTCGCCGCCTGACCCCGCTGCACGCCAGAGGGCCCACTCCCGCCGCCAGGAGTGGGCCCTCACCCATGCGCGGCCGTCCACCAGCTTGCGCACCCTGGTTACCATCAAACCACCACCAGCAAGTAACACACCACCAGGGAGGCGGGCATGGGCAACCCCCGAGGCAACCCCCACCAAGACGCCCGCGGCAACAACACCGGACGCTACGTCCGCAGCCCCGAAAACGTCGCCCGCGACGCCGAAGCCGCCCGCCTCTACGGCGAAGAAGGCCTCTCCTACCGCGAAATCGCCCGACACTTCGGCTGGGCCCACCACTCCAGCGCCATGACCGCAGTCGAACGCGGCCTCCGCGACGCAGCAGCCCCCGCCAAAGGCGCCCGCGAACGCCGCGAACGCGAGCTGCAGTTCCTGTGGGAATCCGCCCTGGAGATCTTCGACAACCATCACGTCGTCGTCTCCAACGGCCGCGTCGTCGAACTCGACGGCGAACCGATCCCAGACGACTCGCCACGCCTCCAGGCCCTCGACCAGCTCCGCAAGATCAACGAATCGTGGCGGCGCCTCGACGGCACCGACCGGCCGGCCAAGGTCGAACACTCCGGCGGCATCACCTACGAGATCATCGGCGTCGACCCACAGGACCTGACGTGACTCCCTGCTCCTGCTGCTCCCACATCTGGCGCGACCGCGGCAACGGCCGCAGCGAACCCGACCGTCGCCCCGCCGTCGCCCGCTGGCGCCACCGCGGCGGCAACACAAGCCTTCTGTGCCAGCCATGCCTTGACGGATGGTTCGACAACGCCGACGACGACCCCGACCTCGAACCCGCCTCCTGGGCGTGGCTACCCGGCGCGAGGATCACGGCGTGACGACGTCCGTCGTCCGGTTCGAGCCGCGCGGCGCGAACGTTGACCTCCTCAAGTGCCGGGACACCGAGGTTGCCGCCGTCGGCCGGGCCGGCACAGGCAAGACGCTGGCCGCCTGCTGGAAGATGCACCTCACCGCCATGCAGGTGCCGAACATGCGCGGCCTGATGCTGCGCGCCACCCACATCTCACTGACGTCCACCACCCTCGTCACCTTCCAGAAGCAGGTAGCCGCCGAGGCCCTGGCGGAGGGGAGCGTCCGCTGGTTCGGCGGCTCGGGCAAGGACCCGGCCGCGTTCCGGTACGGCAACGGCTCCACGATCCTGGTGGCGGGCGGCGACAAGCCGGAGAAGTTCCTCAGCGCCGAGCTGGACCGGATCTTCGTGGACGAGGCGGTGGAGATCAGCCTCGACCTGCACGAGACGCTCATCAGCCGTCTGCGGGGTAGCGCGAAGACGTATCGTCAGATCCTGTTGACGACGAACCCGTCCCACCCCAGCCATTGGATCAAGCGTCGGGCGGACTCCGGAACCATGCGGATGATCACGTCGACGCATCGGGACAACCCGTACTACGTCAACCGTGACGGGACGTACACCGAGGCGGGCGCCGAGTACATGGCGAAGCTGGACGCGCTCACCGGGGCGCGACGCCTGCGCCTACGCGATGGATTGTGGGTGGCGTCGGAGGGTGTCGTCTTCGAAGGCTGGGACGACAGCATCCACATGATCGACCGCTTCAAGGTGCCCGACTCGTGGCAGCGCTGGTGGTCGATCGACCTGGGGTACACCAATCCGTTCTGCTGGCAGGACTGGCGGGAAGACCCGGACGGGCGCCTCTACTTGGTGCGCGAGATCTATATGACGCGGCGTCTGGCCGAGGACCACGCCAAGCAGATCCTGGAGATCATGCGGCAGAACCCCGACGAGCCGCAGCCGCGCGCCATCATCACCGACCACGACGCGGAAGACCGGGCCACGCTGGAGAAGCACCTCGGCATGGGTACGACGGCCGCGCACAAGACCGTTGTGGACGGGATTCAGGCTGTGCAGTCCCGGCTGAAGACGCAAGAGGACGGCAAGGCACGGCTGTTCATCATGCGCGGCGGCCTCGTCGAGGAGGACAAGTCGCTGGCGGACTCGGGCCGGCCGACGCGGACGGCGGAGGAGATCCCGGGCTACGTGTGGGCGGTGAAGCCGGGGAACGGGATGGGGCTGAAGGAGGAGCCTGTGAAGCAGAACGATCACGGCTGCGACGCGCTGCGGTATATGTGCGCGGCGCGGGATCTGGTGGGTCGGACACGGGTGCGATGGATGTGAGTTCAGGAAGGTTTGCGGTGATGTGGTCGAAGCTCGCCCTACGACTGAAGAATCTTCGGCAAATGAGTCTCTTGACAGGAGGATTTACACTGATCTCGACCGGGCTTGGTATGCGCTTCGGTCTATGGCTCGGCCTGCTCATCGGCGGCCTCAGCCTGATCGCCGTTGAGTGGCACGTAAGCAGCAGCTCGGACTAGCAGCGGAGGAGGGGCCGTGGCGCGAAGCTTCCTCGGCTCCCTTGCTTCCGCTGGCCGAAGCCTCCGCAACCGCACCCCCGTCCCCTACGTCTCCGGCCGCAGCAACATCAGCATCCCGTGGCGTGCGCCGACCGGGGCTGAGGCGCAGATGCGGGCGATGGGTACCGTCGGCACACTGTTCGCGATCATCAACCGCACCAGCAACGCGGCTGCGCAGGTCGAGTGGAAGCTGTACCGCAAAGCCGCCTCCGGGCTCCCGGAGGACCGCGTTGAGGTCACGAAGCATGCGGCGCTCGACCTGTGGAACAAGCCGAACAGGTTCTTCACCCGGCAAGAACTCGTCGAGACCGTCCAGCAGCACATCGACCTCACCGGCGAGGGCTGGCTGATCATCGCCCGGAACCCGCGCTCGCCGATGCCGCTGGAACTGTGGCCCGTCCGCCCCGACCGCATGCAACCGATCCCGGACCCCACGGACTTCATCTCCGGCTACATGTACACCGCGCCCGACGGCCGTGAGGTCGCGCTGCGCGTCGAGGACGTCATCTTCATCCGCATGCCCAACCCGCTCGACCCGTACCGCGGCATGGGCCCCGTACAGTCCGTGCTGACGGACATCGACGCCGCCCGCTACTCGGCGGAGTGGAACCGGAACTTCTTCATGAACTCCGCCGAACCCGGCGGGATCATCGAAGTCCCGAACGTGCTCTCCGACCCGGAGTTCGACCAGCTGCGTGAACGGTGGAACGAGCAGCACAAGGGCATCGCCAACGCCCACAAGGTCGCCATCCTCGAACACGGCAAGTGGGTGGACCGCAAGTACACGCAGCGGGACATGCAGTTCGCCGAACTCAGGTCTGTGTCCCGGGACGTGATGCGCGAGGCGTTCGGTGCGCCGGCGTTCGTCCTGGGCGAGGTCGGCGACGTCAACCGGGCCACCGCAGAAGCGTCGAAAGTCCTGTTCGCCGAGCAGCTCACCATCCCCCGCCTGGAGCGGTTCAAGGGCGCCCTCAACAACGACCTGCTGCCGCTGTACGGGCCCGACGCCGCACGGATGCTGGAGTTCGACTACTGCGACCCGGTCCCCCCGGACGCCACGGCCCGCAACGAAGAGATCACCGCCAAGACCACCGCATGGAAGACCCTCGTCGACGGCGGCGCCGACCCGGCACTCGTCTCCGAGTATCTCGGCCTGCCCGACCTCGGCTA